ATGTTTTTGGCTAAATCGTCTAGGCATTCCTTTAATAGATCTGCTCTGTTAATAGTAGGAATACCTACCGCTATTTTTAAATTTTTATTCATGTTTTTTCATAGAAAAAGCAGAGAAGCCCGAAGACTTCTCTGCCGAATTAAGTTAGTCTAATAGACTGCTTTTATTTTCTTGTGCTACAGGTTTCCACTGTGTTAGTGTATTTTTTGGATTTCCAGCAGGAGTTACACCAGGTTCGGTGTAAGCACTAACTTCCATACCAATCATAACTTTTGCAAGATCTGCAGGTTCAACATCATCTTCAGTTATAAGATTGCTTCCTGCGGCTTTTAAAAATTGATATATAAATACCATAGCTTTAGGCATTAAGGAAAAGTTATTCCACGCTTTCCGATTTTTGTAATCGCCATCTGTTACCACAAAAGTTGTAACTATCATTTTGCTTCCTGTAGAAGCTGATGTCATCGTAGCATCTTCAACTTTTAAGTTATAGCGACCCATTGGAAGCGCTTCAAAACTTGTTGTTGCTTCTTCTCCTGTCTTTTTAAAATTTAATCCCATTATTAATAATTATGGTTTTTCTGTTTGTTTTGTAGTGCTTAAATCAGTAATTAATAATCCGGCTTCGTCATTACGCAAGTCAAGTAAACTGTCTACCATATAATCATCACGTAATTTATCTTTAACTATTTTTTCACCAAATTTATCAACTAATTTAGTTAACTTTATTATATTTTCTGCAGTAATGCCGGCTGTTTTCAAGAGCTTACCCTTTAATTCAACCTCGAAGGTTCTACCCGATCTTTGTTCTAGATGTTCGTTTTGACTAAATTCTACGGGCTCTCTTTCAAGACCTCCGATACCCAAAAATTTAGTAAAAGATTCATAACTAAAATCAAAAGTTGAGTTTATAGGAGGTAATTTATTAGTTCTGTCTTTGTCGACAGTTGCTTTAAATTTATCTCCCTCTTTTGTTAATTCTAATACAACGTCAAACATATGAGGTAAATATTTTGGACATTCTGGCGCAGTTCCAATTATCTTCATAAATTCATCCGGACTGTACAAAACTTTAGCATGTGCTGTGACAATAACATTCATATCTAAAGATAGCATTTTACTCATCAAACGTTTTACATCTGATTTTATAAATTTATAATCCAGTGGTTGTATTTCATAACTCGAGTTTCCAGTTTTCAATCTTTTTCTTAAAAGCTGACGATCCATAATAACGTCATAAAGAACGGTAATAGGGTCTAAGATAAATGTCTTATAACCATTAGGGTCTTTTAACAATTCATCTATAGCTTTGGTAACAACATCGGGATCGCTAGTTTCTATTCTAGAGAAATCAAAATGCGGTCCATAATGCTCTGTTCCCTTTTCGCAGTCTACTACGACTGGCTTTGGAAAGTGCAGACTTGTTACCGTTTTACCTGTTCCCGTATCTCCATAGATTAACATTTTTAATCTATCAGGAGACTTTTTTGCTTTTTCAAATAATGAAGACATATTTGTTTTTTTTTTTTTGTGGTTAGTATTTGTCCATATATACATATTGGCGAACAATCTGATAAACTTTGTAAGTAGCTTTTACATCTCGTAGGCAATAGTCTGATATTTCTTTGATGCGTCCATCTAAGTATGCTTTTTCAACATCTTTAGCTTCAATGTCTCCACCCTTTGGAGTTTGTATTCCAAGTTGATCACAAACTAAATCTAATTTTACTGAATTGGAACTATTCCAATCAGAGACAATTTGCAGTACATCAAAATGCGGATATTTCTGAAACCGTCTTGTATTGGTAAAGTAATTATTAGTTGAAGGCAGTCCATGTATCATTGAACGTTTTAAAATAAAAGGCACATCAAAACTTAAACCGTTGAATGAAATATACATGCCATTTTCAAACTTAGACAAAAAATTCCAGAAAGGTTCTAAAATACCTGTTTTTTCATCCCCGATTAAAGAGAAAGCATCAAAAACGTTATTGTTAGTTTGGCGCATTAATCCTATACAAATAATTTGTCCTAAGAACGGATTAGTGCCCATAAGCATTCTTGTAGCTTCTAATTCAGCTTCAGCGGTGCGCTCTTTGTTCCAAAAATAGCGTTCTAATTTTTTGTTAAGTTCGGTTTGTTGGGCGTCTGAAAGGGGTGTTTGCTGTGGTATTGTTTCTATATCAAAAGTTAATGTTTCCATAATTTAATATAATTGTTTTTCAGTTTAAAGTCAATATATAACATTAACTTAA